AAAGAACTAGAAAAAAAGAAAGGACAAAAATAATGCAAGAATGGTACCTATCGCTAGAACTTCATGAGGTTTTAGCTTTATATCTTGGTCTTTTATTACTTGTATTTACATTGGTTTCAATGTCAATACTTGAATATCAAGAGAACAAGTTGAAGAAAGAAGAAAAAAGAATGTTTGAAGATGAAGACGGCATTCCAAGATTTATTCGATCTTCAGATGAGCAAATTGGTTTATGAGTGAAGAATTAGAGGGAAAATGGCAGGCCAATGAAGATACATTACATTGGTTTAACATTTTAAATAGTGGCGTAGAGTCGATCACTGGTCAATTTGGTTTTATTGGTGGCGTAAAGGTATTTGTTGTACATAAAAAAGATGATATAGAAAATGCAATTGCAATACCAGAAGAGGTAATGAAACAGGCTTTACAAAAAGGTTGGTTTAAAAGAGGCAATAAAAGATGATGTTATTGGAATTATTTGCAGGTAGTTGTAGTTTTTCTGATGAGGCAAAAAGATTTGGTTTTAATACAATAACTGTAGATAATGGCGAGGCATTTGAAGACGAAGAGGCGTATAACAAAATTGATTATATTCAAAATATATTGTTATTTAATCCAAAAGATTTACCACCAATAGATGTGATATGGGCTAGCCCACCATGTAAATATTTTAGTGTATCTAGTATTGGCCACCATTGGAATAAAGACCATACACCAAAAACCAATGAGGCAATACTTGGTGTAAAACTTGTAAGAAGAACAATAGAAATAATTGACTATCTTGGCCCTAAATATTGGTTTATTGAAAACCCTAGAGGCAAATTACGAAAATTAGACATCATGAAAGACCTACCAAGAAAAACAGTTACTTATTGTCAATATGGTGAAGACAGAATGAAACCAACAGATATATGGACTAATTCTTTTTGGCAACCAAGATCAACTTGTAAAAAAGGTGCAGATTGTCATGTATCAGCACCAAGAGGGTCAAGAACAGGAACACAGGGCATGGCAAATTCTTTTGAAAAAGCTAAGATACCAAAAGAACTTTGTACAGAAATATTGGTATCTATATTATGAGTTACGCAGATACTATTCAGCAAATATTATCAGACGGCAGGTGGCATTGTATCCTGGATCTCATAGCCGAAACTGGTTTATCAGCAAGAAATAGAATTAGTGAATTGAACAAAATTCATGAAGAAAAATATAGTAAAAAAAGATATATTGGCGAACAATGTAAATTAGAATCTTGCCAACATAATTCAGATTTGTACATGTATAAATTAAATACAGGCACAGTATCAGAAGAATTGGTGTTTGGTGAGCCTATCGTAGAAGATTTGGCCAGTAATAAAGAAAATGAAGATTGGAAAAATAAAACACCAGAAGAACGACACGAATATATAGAAGATTTAAAGAAGAGGTTTGGTTTATGACATGGCGAGATGATTTAGACAACAGGGTAAAGGCACAACAAAATGACCAAAAAGAAAGATTGGTAGAGGCAATATTGGAAAATACAGAGATCGAGGTTGGTCAATATGGTAAATATAAAGAGGTTAGATTTGTATTAGGTTACACAGAGTCTAAAAGTAGAAACTTTATTAAAAATTATATAAAAGAAAATTACCCTAAAAAATACGATTATATAAGCCATAAAACATATAAATATTTCTAATATAATTTAATCTAAGATTTGACAAGCTAAGAAATATTGGCCTAATATGGTTATATAAGATAGAGAAAGGTAAGCTAATGGCAGATTTAAGATTTTTAGATACTGAAAAACATTTTAGAGAAAATCTACAAGAATTGGCTGATTGGTCAAAAAATTATGAGGGTGTAAATACACCACTTAATTATTTTTTAGACATGATCTCATATTCAGAACAAGTATTTGGCGATAAACTAATATCACCAAACACAACAATGATTTTGGGTGCAACTGAATTAACCATGATTGGACAATGTTTACTTGTATTTAATACACATGGTTTTATATTGGTTAAAAACATAATAGAAGATGAATTAAAAGACATTTTATAAAAAAGAAACGCAAAAACCGAAAGCCCTGCATAATGTAGGGCTTTTTGGTATTATACTGATAAACGCATGGCAAATAATAAACCTTATAAATTACTTGATGAAGATTTAACCAATCGTTTGTTAGAGGCAATACGATTAGGTATGTATACAGAACATGCTTGTGCCTATGCAGGTATTCAATCTTCCACTTTTAGATCATGGCGTAAAAAAGCAGAAGAGGGCATAGAACCTTATAAATCTTTTTGGTTACAGGTAAATCAAGCAGAATCTACAGCAATAATCAGAAGAATTGCAAGAATAGAACAAGCAGGTAAAGACGGTCATTGGCAAGCAGACGCATGGTTATTAGAAAGAAAATACCCCGATAAATTTGGTAGGAAAGAAAAATTACAATTACAAGGCGACCCTAACGCACCTGTAGAAATAGAATTAAATTGGAGTGACGGTAAAAAACTAGATCGAGAAGCAGAAATTATTGTAGAAATGGAAGAAGAATAATGCCCGGTGAAGATGAAGAACTATGGGTAATTGTAGGTGGTACTAGGGTACATGTATCTTGGTTACCAAAGGAAGAAGAAGAATAATGGAAGAATTAATGAATTTTGTTAAGGAATGGAAAAACAAATTAGATGATAATGACATAATACAAATAATAAAGATGTGTTCAGAGGCACTAATAAAAGAAAAAACAGATCATATAAACAGAATACAATCTATGGAAATAGAAAAAATTTATCAAGAATTGGAAAAATAATGCCTTTAAAAGACATATTTGTATTTGTACAGGTATGGATTTTAATTCTTTTGGTAATAAAACATATAGAAGAAAGCTATAGAAATTAATGTGGTTTGATGAAATCATATTAGATGATTTAGACGATGAGCTTAAAATACTCGAAAATGGCGATATAAAAAAAGAAAATGGAAACTGATTTACAAGATATAGGTTTAAATAGAAAATTTGTTATAACTCTACCAGAACTTCATGAGGGTCAAAAAAAAGTTGCACAATCAAATTCTAGGTTCAAGGTCTTATCAGCAGGTCGTCGTTGGGGTAAAACAAGACTTGGTGTTTGGTTATGTTTAGAAAAAGCATGGAAAGGTGGTCGTGCATGGTGGGTTGCACCAACTTATGCAATGGCCTTAGAGGGTTGGAAAGATTTAAGAAATATTGGAATAGAATATGGAACAGAGGTTAGAGAATCAGAAAAAACAATAATAACGCCAACAGGTGGCTCTGTTTCAATTCGATCTTCAGACAATCCAGATAGATTAAGAGGTGCTGGACTTGATTTTGTGGTATTAGACGAATGCGCATTTATGAAACCTAATGTATGGGCAGAAGTTATTAGACCTACATTAACTGAAAGACAAGGTGGTGCATTATTTATTTCTACACCTAAAGGGTTTAATTGGTTTGAAGATATTTATAATAAGGCTGATAAATTACCAGATTGGGAAAGGTGGCAATTACCAACAGAAACTAACCCCTTTGTTCCTGGATCTGAATTGGAAATAGCTAGAGAAGAAATAGGAACTTATTTATATTCACAAGAATACGAGGCTAAATTTGTAGAATTTTCTGGTGGTATCTTTCAAGAAGATTGGATAAAACCAATGAAGAAAGAAGTTGTACAACACATGAATAGTGCTGGCTACTACGAAGATCGAGTTCAATACGATTTAGGTGGCGAGAAAGTATTTGATATAGATTTACATAAATATGCAACTGTTGATCTTGCAACAAGTACAAAAGAAAGTGCAGACTATACTGTTATTGCCTGTTTCGGTAAAACAGAATCTAATAAATTAATTTTACTTGATATGGTTAGAGAACGACTAGAGGGACCAGACATTATTCCTAGAATAAAAAATAAAATACAAGAACATGATTTACAGTATGTCGGTATAGAAAGAGCAGGGTATCAACTTTCTTTAATTCAGATTGCAAGAAGAGAGGGTTTAATCGTAAAAGAACTTAGACCAGATAAAGATAAAGTTAGTAGAGCATTACCACTATCGGCTTTTATGGAAGGTGGCAATATGTTTTTCAATCCAAATATTTTGCACTATGATGATATGAAACGAGAATTATTACAATTTCCAGACGGCGAACATGATGACATGGTAGACGCACTTGCTTATGGTGTATTAGAGATTAAAAATAAAAATCGATATATAGCTTATTAGGTTGTAAATCATTGTGTATTATGGTAAAGAACAGAGTTTGGCTCAACGCAAGATAGTTTTTAGGTGCGTTTCTATCTTGCTGAGGGCCATAGTGAAAGGTTAAATTTTGGCAGAAAGAAGATCAATCAGAGAAGTTTTGTTTGGTAATACATCATTTACAGACAATAGAGAAAAAAGAATTAATTTTTTTAGAGAAGAACCAGTTACGCCTAGCAGTTATGTATTAGGTTACAATTCAGTAGCAGGCGAATTTGATTTAAAAGATTTAGGTAATGGTCAAGCAAATAGTGCAGTAACAGCTTGTCTTCAAGTATTAGGTACATCATTTTCAGAGGCAAACTTAATTGTAAAATCTTATCAAGAAGACGGCGAAGAAACCATTGTACATAATCACCCGCTTTCAATTCTTATGGATAGACCAAACCCCTATATGAGTGGTGAGGTTGTACAAGCATATTTAATGAATGCCTTACATGTATTCGGCGACGCATATCTTATGAAAGAAAAAAATAATGTAGGCCAGATAACAGCTTTATACCCACTGATTCCAGATCGAGTAACACCAAAAGGAACTGAATCTGAATTAATCACACATTATGTTTTTAAAATGGAAGATAGAGAAGTAATTTTAGATTCTGATGATGTAATACATTTCAGATTAGGTTTAGACCCTAAAAACCATAAAAAAGGTTATGCACCACTTAGAACAGTATTGCGAGAAATTTATGGTGATGAGGCCGCAGGTCAATTATCTTCTGCCCTCTTGTCAAACTCTGGTGTACCTAGTGTAATAATTAGCCCTCGTGAAGATTTTTCTATTTCAGCAGATGAATCTGAACAGATAACAAGAACATATCAACAAAAGGTTGGTGGATCTAAAAGAGGCTTGCCTTTAGTTTTATCTGGGTCTATGCAAGTAGAAAAAATGTCTTTCAGCCCTAATGAATTAGACATAGGAACATTAAGAAGAATACCAGAAGAAAGAGTATCAGCAGTCTTAGGTGTACCTGCAATATTGGCTGGTTTAGGTGCAGGACTCGAAAGAGCAACCTATTCTAATGCACAACAGTTAAGAGAATTTTTTACAGAAAATAAATTAATACCATTATGGCGAATGGTTGGTACAGAATTGACCTATCAATTACTACAAAAAGATTATCAGTCCAATTCAATCTTAAAAGCAGAATATGATTTTTCAAATGTAAGGGCATTACAACAAGATGAAGAAAATTTATATAGAAGATTAAATATTGGTGTTAGAAATGGTTGGATTTCAATTGCAGAGGCAAGACAACAAGTTGGTTTACCAGTTGCAGAAGATCAAGATGTTTACTATGTACCTAACAATGTAATACCTACACAGGCAAATATGCTTGAAGAAGAGGTAGAAGAACAAGAAGAACAACTTGAATCACAAGAAGATGTTGATAATGAGTTTGAAGAATCAAATATGCCAATTGATGAAACCAAAATAATAAAACAAGAAGACGGCGAGTATTGTGTGTATTCTGAAGACGGGTCAAGAAGATTCGGTTGTTACCCTACCAGAGAATTGGCACAGGCAAGATTGGCACAGATTCACATGTTTGGCGAATCACAATACCAAGAAGAATTAAATGTAAAAGAGGAAGTTGGAATGGATAGATTCACAACTGAAGAAGAGGCTAGAGATCGAGCTGAAGAATTAGGTTGTAATGGTACTCACACACATGATGAAGACGGAAACCTAATTTATATGCCATGTTCAACCCATGAAGAATATGAAAGAAGATTAGCTGAGAATGGCGAGTCTTAGCGAATTATCAGTAGGCGACACAGTTAGTTGGTCTATTGATAAAACACCAGACCCACCAAGCACTGTTCATGGTGTAATTACCTCAATCAATTCAGAAGAAGAAACTGCCAATATGCGTGTATGGGCAATTCTTGAAAACGGTACACATGAAATAACTGATAGAACAGTTACACAACCAGTTTCTAAATTGAGAATAATAAAAGATTTTAGAGAAGAAAAACAAACTGTATCTGCAAGAGTAGAACAGGTTTTACGAGATAAGGTTGAAGAACATAATGACAAAGACCCTAGGTACAGGGCAACCCTTAGAATGCTTGAGGCAGTATTTAGAAGAGGCGTTGGTGCATATAGAACTAATCCAGGATCTGTAAGAGGTAATGTAAGAAGTGCAGACCAATGGGCTTATGCAAGAGTTAATGCCTTTTTAACTGCATTAAGAACAGGTAAATTTCCAAGAAGTGCTTTTGACCAAGATTTGTTACCAAGAAACCACCCATTAAGTAGCAAGAAAGAATACAAAGGGCCTTATGATGATTTAGATTTCACAATTCCAAAAGGTGCAAAAGAAGAGGCCAAAAGAGGTTTAGAGTGGCGTAAAGAATTTGCTAGAGGTGGAACTAGTGTAGGTCTTAATTCTGCCAGATATATTTTAAATAATTCATCAGCAGGGCCAGAAAAGGTAAGACACATAGCCAAATATTTTCCACGACATGAAATCGACAAAACTGCTGAAGGGTATAAACCCGGTGAAGACGGTTACCCAAGTAATGGTCGTATCGCATGGGCATTATGGGGTGGCGACGCAGGTAGAAATTGGTCACAAAAACTTGTAAGGGCTATGAATGCCAGAGATGAAAAAGCAAGTAGTGCCTATGAGTTAATAATTAGAAAATCAAGATTAAAACAAATAGACAAAGAAGAAAGAATTAAAAGATTTCAAGACCCAGAAATAAAAGATATTATTTGGAAGAATTATGATCGATTGCTTACCAATTGGGATATTACATTAGGTTTAGAATATTTTAAATTATTAAAAGAACAAGACCAATTCATAGATGAATTTATAAAAGAAAATAGTTTGGTAACACTTGGAAATTTAACTATTTTAAATAATCTTATAGATAACCAAACAAAAAGGTGGTCAGCAGATTTGTATGATTTGTACATTTCTATGACTACAGACTTTGGTTTTAACCAGATAGAAATATTATTACCAGAAGAATTTAAGTTTACCGAATCTGAATTAGAACAGATAGAAAGACAGAGAAGAAGAAAACCAAGACAAGAGGTAATTGCAGAGGGTTTTTATCCATTAAGAAGTAGAAGAGGTGTACAAATACCTATTCAAGAATTTAGAAGAAATAGTCAAGCCATTGATTTTGTTAATAGGCGACTAGATCAAGTATTGCCAGATTTAGCAACAACCACAAAGACAAGATTAAATAGAGATTTGAGGCGTTCATTAACAGAGGCAACAAATCTAGGTCTAAGAGGTCAAGATTTACAAGATTATGTTGCAAATGGTATTTCAGACGCCTTAGGTAAAAAAAGACTTGGTAGGGCAAGTACAATTGCAAGAACAGAGGGTTTAGCTTTATCTCAATTTGGTCAAGATTTAGCAGTTTCACAAACTAATTTAATTTTAGAGAAAGAATGGATTTCACAAAGAGATGGTGTTGTTCGTGATACACATAGATTGGCTGATGGACAAAGAGTTCAAAAGAATGGATATTTTAATGTAGGTGGCTATAATATGTTGTATCCAGCAGATAGTTCTGGTGGTGCGCCCGGCAAAGAGATAATCAATTGCAGGTGCAGTATAATATATCATGAGGTTGTATGAGTAATAGTAAAGAATTTAAAAACATTAACCCGATACTCGATCTTGAAGTAGAGGGAAAAGTAGAAGCTGTTTTTTCTGTTTTTAACACAGTAGATTCAGACGGCGATGTCGTATTACCTGATTCAATAAAATCTGGATTTGGCGATAAAGGTGTTGCAATGGTATGGGGTCACGATTGGAAAGATGTTATCGGTAGAGGTGAAATTGTACAAGATAACGATAAGGCAGTATTTAAAGGTGAATTTATCATGGATACTGAAAGAGGTCGTGAGGCATACAATACAGTCAAAGCCATGGGCGATTTACAACAATGGTCTTTTGGTTATGAAGTAGTAGATTCAGAAAAAGGTGCTTTTCAAAAAGACGGACTAGAAACTCAAGATGTACGATACTTAAAAGAATTAAGAGTTTGGGAAGTTTCACCAGTTCTTGTTGGTGCTAATCAAGAAACTTATACATTAGCAGTAAAAGAAGACAACCAAGAGAAAGAAACAAAAGAAACTGGTAAAAGATTTACTGAAGAAATTGAAGAGGCACTTACTGCCTTGGTTTCAGTAACACAAAGAGCTAAGGAGCTTACTGCCTTACGCTTACAAAAAGAAAAAAAGTTATCGGAAGAGGCTTACAAAAGCCTATCTACTCTGGCAGATGAAATACAGGACATCTATAACGACATAGATCAAATGTTAAATGCTGCAAATCCAATTGAAAAAGAGGAACAAACAGAGGAAGAAGTTGCCGATACAATCAAAGAGACAATTAGATTGTTGACAGAAACTGTTGACATCTAACGAAAGGTAGTTATGGACATTAAAGGAATGGAACAAGAACTACTCGAATTAAGAGAAAATACACTCAAAGAATTTTCCGATGTAGATCCAAAACACATGGACGCACAAAAATTGGAAGAGTGGAATTCTCGTAATGATAGAATGTCCGAGTTGGTTAATGACATCAAAGCTGCAAAGAAATTTGAAGGCGAAAAGGCTGCAATGGAAAAAGGCGTTGAGGAAAGCCAAAAGGTTGAATCAAAAGGTATCCATGCAGAAGTAAAAGAAGGACCACAAACATTAGGTGATTCTTTACTTGAGTCAAAGGCTTACAACTCTTTTATGAAAGAGGGACAAATTAACATTTCTTCAGAGTTAAAGTTCGATCCAAGATATGAGTTTAAAACAACTCTTACAGAAACAGGGTATCCACCTGCAGTAACAAGATCAGATTTGGTCGTACCGACTGCAACAAGAGACCCACAAAATGTTCTTGATTTAATTGATACAATCACTACTGATTCTTTCCAATACAAGTATTTGGAAGAAACCACATTCACAAATAACTCTGCCGCAGCCGCTGAGGCCGCAGCTCTAGGTGAAAATGCATTAGCATTCACAGAGAGAACAGAGTCAATTAGAAAAATTGGTGGATTCTTACCTGTAACAGAAGAATTATTAGCTGATGTATCCGCAGTTCAAGGATATTTGGATTCAAGATTAAGAACAATGGTTAATCTTGCAGTATCAGATCAGATTATGGCTGGTTCAGGTTCTGCACCAAATTTAACTGGTATTCTTAACAAATCTGGAATCAACACATTCGATTTCTCAAGTTTCGCAGGAAACCTAAAGAGAATTGGACAGTTTTATCAAGCTATTACTGAAATACAAAAAGATAGCTTTTTGCAACCTGATGCAATCATTATGCACCCTAGTGATTGGTATGAGCTTGTAACAGAAGTAAATGCAGTTACAACAAGTGGTTCATTGAATCCACTATTTGTTGGTGCAGGTCAATTTGGCAATGGTGTTACTCAATCACTTTGGGGACTACCAGTTATTGCTGATACTACAAGACCAGCAGGAACTGCTGTTGTTGGTGTTTTTGGCGGAGGTCAAGCATGTCATATTGTCGCAAGACAAGGTATGGAAGTTGCTATGTCCGACTCACATGACGCTAACTTCACAAAAGACATTATTGTAATGAAAGCAACTGTTAGATTAGGTTTCCCAATCTATCGTGCAGAAGCATTCTGTTCAATAACAAACTTGTAATAAATTATGGTTTTATCCCACTCTTCGTACTCGTTGAGTGGGGTAGATCCTGGAGGAAAAATAGTGAAATTAAAAAAAGATGTATGGTGTAATGAAGAAGGCGTATGCGCTGAATCTAAAGATGACCAATTGCCAGCAGGTTGGAAAAAAGGAAAACTTATGGGCAGAAAAGGTCAAGAGGTAACAGACGCTGAATGGAAATCATGGAATGTTGTTTCCTTAAAAGCTAAGACACCAAAAGAAAATAAATCTAAGTAGGTTTTAAATGGCTCACGACCAATATGTTGATAAAGATGATTTAAAAACCTACATTGGCATAAGTGGTAGTGGGCAAGACGATAATATCGATAATGCCATAAACGCAGCCTGTAGGTTAATAGATCGTGTTTGTGGCAGATATTTCTTTCAAGATGAGAATGTAAATGCAAAAACATTTACGCCAATCTCTAATATATTTTTAGAAGTTCCAGATATTTCAACAACAACAGGTTTAATAGTTAAGCTTGATGAAAATGACGATGGAACATTCGAGAAGACATTAACCCTTAATACAGACTTTACATTAATGCCTTCTAACCCAAAATTTATAGCCTCAGCAGGTGATATTGATTACTATGAGCCTTATAAAGAAATCAGAATATTAAATACAAGAAGTTCTGAAAGATTTGACCCAGATATAATTAATAATGTACAGGTAACAGCCAAATTTGGTTTTTCAAGAGTACCAGACGCAATCAAACAGGCCACATTGATTCAATCATTAAGATTATTTAAAAGAAAGGATACACCATTCAATGTATTTGGTAATGATGAAACAGGCACAATAGAGTTATTTAATAAAATGGACCCAGACGCAAAAGAATTATTAAAAGGTTATAGAAGACAAAATTTAGTCGGACAAGTTCTTTAATGGCCACAAATCAATTTACTGCTGAAGTAAAAGGTTTAGATAAATTAAAAAAAAGAATCGATTATGCAAACCTTACAAACGAGCCTGTAAGAAAATATATGCGTGGTGCAGGCCAGATAATAAGAAAAAGAGCACAGAAAGAAACCCCTAAATTTTCTGGTAGTCTTTCGAGATCAATTCATGTACAAAGAATACAAAGTAGAGGTAGGTTACCTCATTCAGTTAAAATATATTCTTCTCGTTCTTATGCAAGTTATGTACATGGCGACCCTAAGATTTCTGGTAATTTAAAATTAACAAAACCTTATACAAGGTCTAAACCTCATTATCCGCCTATTAAGAAATTAAAACCATGGGCAGAGGCAAAAGGCATAAACCCATACGCAGTACAAAGATCGATTGGTAAAAAAGGTACACCTCTTGTACCATTCTTTTTAATTGCAGAAAAAAAGACCAGAACACAACGAACAGCATTATTAAATACTACAGTAAAAGATATAGAAAAAAGATTTAACAAAGGTAGAGTAATTGGCTAGTTTAACTTCAATCAGAAATGGCATAGGTACAAATCTAGGTAATATCACTTCATTACTGATATACAACTATGTACCAGATTTTATTGAGCCACCTACAGCAGTTGTTGGTGTGGTAGAAACTATCGAATATGATACCACGATACAAAGAGGTGCAGATAAATATGAAATACCAGTATTTGTTTATGTATCAAGAGTAGACGCACAAGATAGTCAAGAAACGCTTGATAGTTATCTAGCAAGTACAGGTGCCTCATCTGTTAAGACTCAAATAGAATCAGATAAAACATTAGGTGGTTCTGCCAATTCTTGTAGAGTAATTGAAGCTAAAGAAGTTGGCGTGTATACTGTAAACAACATAGATTATTTAGGTGTAGAATTTATCGTAGAGGTAATAGCATGAATTATATAGTAAAAATTGGATTCGATCATGAAGATACAAGGTATAATATTGGTGATTCAGTAGATAAAAAAGATTTTAAACCAAAGACATGGAAAGAATTAGTTAAATTTGGTGTCGTTGAATTAGTTGATGATATTGACACAGAATTTGAAGAAGTGAAAGAGGAAGAATAATGGGATACGGAAGAAATACAGGTTCTGGCACCAGAAGAAGAAGACGCAGAAGAACTAATAGTAGAGGTAGTAAATAATGGCTTTTGTACATGGTAAAGATTCAGTAATTTATTTTGATAATAATGATTTTGGCCAATATTTTAATAATGTAGATTTTACAAGAACTGCTGATGTGGCTGAAACAACTGCATTTGGTAATGATAATAAAAACTATATATCTGGCGATAAAGACGGAACAATAAGTTTTACAGGTATGTTTGATTCAACAGCTGACGCAACATTACAACCTTATCTAGGGTCTTCAACAAATACAGATGTATGTATTGGTGCAGACGGTATTACAGACGGCAAAAGTATTTTCTTTGGAACAGGTGTTATTACCAATTATGGTCAATCAAGCCCTGTTGGTGATGTCGTTGGAACTTCAGTCGATCTACAGGCAAATGCAGGTTTATTCAATGGTTTAGTATTAGATAAGGCAACAATTACTGCAACAGGTAATTCAACTGCAACAGACAATACAAACAGTACATCAAATGGTGGCGGGGCAATTGCAATTGTTGATTCTGTATCTGGAACAGGTACACCAACTGCCACAATTAAAATACAACATAGTTCAGACAATTCAGTATGGGTTGATCTGGTAACATTTTCAAATTTCACTGCGGTCGGCTCACAAGTTAGTGAGGTGGCTAGTGGAACAACAATAAATAGATACCTTAGGGCAAGCTATACAATAAGTGGAACTAACCCTAGTTTCTCATGTATAGTTGGCTTTGGAAGAGTAGGATAGGAGCAAGATATGGCATTTGTACACGGAAAGGATAGTGTATTTAAACTTGATAATTCAGGTGGTACACTTACCGATATAAGTAGTTATGTGAACAATGTAGACTTTCCAGAAACAGCTGATGTAGCTGAAACAACAACTCTAGGTGCAGATAATAAAACCTATATTGCAGGTTTGAAAGACGCAACCATTTCTCTTGGTGGAGTATGGGACGCAACAGCAGACGCAATATTTGGTGCAGTTATAGGACAATCAAGCACTTTATCTTTTGAATATTCACCAGAAGGCACAACTGGTGGAAATATCAAATATGAAGGCGAATCAATCCTAACTAATTATGCTATATCTTCACCTGTAGGAGATGTTGTTGCATTCTCAGCAGATTTACAAGTTACTGGTGCAGTCACTAGAGGCACACACTAGGTTAAAGTATGAGTGATAAAAAACGCTTAACCTTAGATGATTTAGCTAGTTTACCAACAGTTCCACAAGAAGAGGTTTACATACCTCAATGGGATAAGACGATACTAGTTCAAGGTATATCTAAGGCAACACAAATCAAATTAGGTCGGCTTGTCAATGCAAAGGATACTGACGCATTCGATTATCAAAGAGAATTGCTAAAAGTTAGTGTTGTCGAGCCAAAATTAGATGATGACGCAATAAATATGCTTTATGAAAAAGATTCAACAATCGTAGATCAAATTTTTGTTGCATTAAATGGTCTAAATGGTATTGGGGGTAACGGCGAACTAGCCGACCAATTTTGAAAACGATTCAGATTTAGCATTTGAATTTAGATTAGCAAGAGACCTTGGTTTTACTGTAGGTGAACTAAGACAGAAGATGAGTGTGCTAGAATATCAGCAATGGGTAGGTTTCTACTTGTTTGAGAAAAAACGCAGAGATTACCAAATTGCAATGCAAGAGGCAGAGATGAACAAACAAAGGTCTAAACGATAATGGCAGTAGCAGATATTTTTATTCGTATTGTTACTAAAGGTGCAGAACTTGCTAATAAACAAATGGACAAATTGGGTGGCACCACCAAAAAATTATCAGGTATTGTCAAAGGTGCTGGGTTGGCATTTGCAGGTGGTCTTGCAGTAGGTATCACAAAAGCCACCAGAGAATTTGTAGAATTTGAAGACGCATTAAACCAATCTCTTGCAATCATGAATACCACGATTGCGCAACAAGAAAACATGGCAAGGGCGGCCAGAGATGTTGCCACTTCTACAAGAATATCAGCAACAGAATCAGCAGAATCTTTCTTTTTCTTAGCTTCAGCAGGTTTAGACGCTGAACAATCTATTGCAGCTTTACCTCAAGTTGCCAAGTTTGCACAAGCAGGTATGTTTGATATGTCATTGGCTACTGATTTGGCCACAGACGCCCAATCTGCATTAGGTTTAACTGTTCAAGACGCACAACAAAACTTAGAGAATTTAACCAGAGTTACAGATGTCTTGGTTAAAGCAAATACATTGGCCAACGCAAGTGTTCAACAGTTTTCAGAGGCATTAACAACAAAGGCAGGTGCGGCCTTAAAGGTAGTCAATAAAGATATTGAAGAGGGTGTAGCAGTATTGGCTGCATTTGCAGATCGAGGTGTAAAAGGTGCCGAGGCAGGCGATAAATTAAACCAAGTTCTTCGTGATATACCTAGAGCAACTGCAAAGAATAGTGAAGAATTTGCCAAATTAGGCCTATCTATGTTTGACACAGAAGGCAACATGAAAAATGTTGCTGACATAATAGAAGAATTGGATAGAGTTCTAGGGCCGATGAGTGATGAATTGAAAGCAAGTACCTTAGATCAATTAGGTTTAAATCGTGGTGTTGCAGACGCAGTAAAGATTTTAAGTGGTGCAGGTAATCAGATCCGGGAATATGAAAAGGCATTACGCGATGCAGGTGGTACAACTGAAGAGGTTGCAGATAAACAAATTGATTCTCTTAGAGGACAAGCAGAATTATTAGGTAGTAAATTTAATGAATTAGGCCTTTTACTTATAGAAGATTTTGAGCCTGCCATGAAAGACGCAATAGCAGTTACATCTGCATTTCTTGATATATTGATAGGTTTCAAAAAAGAAGAGGCAACAACCACAATCGAAGAACAAACAGAAAGTATATTGGCCTTAAATGCAGTATTAGGTGCAGGTGTTGGTCAAGTTGGTACTTATACAGGAGCACAATCTGATTTGGCTAGAGCTATTAGAGATCAAAGGCTAAATGAACAACTTTCAAATATGGCAACCAATCAAGAGGCCATAAGGCAAAGTATGGAAAGAGGTAGAAGTGCCTTTATAGACCAAAGAAGAAATGCTGAAAGATATGCAATGGAACAAGATATGTTGGCTATGTCTATTCAAGAAACCACAGAAGAAATAGATAATCAAAAAGATTCTATTAATGAATTATCAGATGAAATGGTGCAGAATCAATTTGACGCAATTATGGCCATGGTAGACGCAGAAGAGGCCTACAACCAAATATTAGAAGATAATGAAAAATTATTAACCAGAAGAAAAAAACGAGATGAAGATAAGAAAGACGCAGAGAAAAAATTAAAAGATTCTACAGAAAAGGTTAAACAATTAGAAGAGGCTTTAGTAACAGCAAGAGAACAAGCAACTATTGTTACTGATGAAGAAAGATTGGCTATTTTAAGACAGGCTGACGCAGTACAAAGACTTGAAGATATAGAAGATAAATCAGAATTACAAAAACAAGAATTAATTGTTGCAACAAAAAGATTAAATGAATTACGCAAAGAGGCTATTGGTGATGACCAGAATGTATTAAAAATACAAAGAGAATTAGAATCTGCACGATCTGAAGAACAGAGAGCCTTAGAACAATTAGAACAGGCACAAGAAAGATTAAATGAGGCCTCAAAAGAATATAATGACGCAACTGCAAAAACACCTGCAAATTTACTAAGAATTGCAGACGCAAAAAGAAAATTAGATGACGCAATTGCAGATGTAAGGGCATTCGAAAGTTTAAGAGGCGCAATAACTTCTATTGCTGAAAGTACAGGTGAAACCTTAAGTAAAATTTATAATGATATTGGAAGAGTAATGAATATGAAACCACCAACTGAAACTGTTGCCTCTACTCCCCCACCAGTATTTGATACACCAACCACTGAAACACAAGCATTGGCTACTGAAACAGGTGGTTTAGTCGGTGGTAGGGGACCAACAACATTGTTAACAATTCAAAACCAATTTAATATTTCTGGTGAATTAAATTCAGAAGAAGTAGCTATAAAGGCAATAGAGGCACAAAAACGAGGCCTTAATGTTGTATTATGAGTGTCGCATTTGATTCGAATGTAAATATAACTGTTGAGGTTGCTTTTGATTCTAATCCATTTGATGAAAGCCCTACATTCACAGACATATCAGCCTATGTAAGAACATTTACAACCAATAGAGGTAGGGTTAATGAATTAGGCCAATTTGGTGCAGGTAGATGTAGTATTATATTATCGAATGCTGATAATAGATTTAATCCAACAAACACAAGTTCGCCTTATTATGATTCGGCAAATGGTAAAACTAAGATACAACCATTAAAAAGAATTAGATTATCAGCAACCTACGATTCTACAACATACAGAATATTCGAGGGTTTTTTAGATAAAATACCAGTATCTTACCCAGCAAGTGGTAATGATTCAGTTGTAACAATAACTGCAACAGATGCATTTAGAATATTTAGACAATCAGACATTCAGGCAAAAGGTTTTAGGGTAGGTTTACCTGGATTTTCTGAAGTTGGTCAATCTACCAGATTGTCTTTTATACCAACAACAAATGAATTATCAAGTACAAGAATTACAAATATATTAGATTCAATAGGTTGGCCTAGTGATCGACGAGATATTAATACAGGAACAAATCAAGTTGGCGCACAATCTGGTACTGATAATATTTTAACGGCACTTCAAGAATGTGAAACTGCTGAAAATGCACAATTTTTTGTGGCTAAAGACGGAAAGGTAACTTTTAGAAATCGAGAATATAGGCTTACAAATTCAAATGCAATTAATGTACAGGCAACATTTAGTAATGACGGATCAAATTTACCATATCAAGATGTGTCGGTTTCTTTTGATGATGAAGAAATAATAAATATTTATGAATGGACTCGTGAGGGTGGCATAACTCAATACAAAGCAGACGCAGATTCTGTAATTAATTATGGAGCATTTTCTAACGCAAGAACAACAATAAATATATCTGATTTAGATGTAGCCTCATTAATTGAACAAAAGGTGGCAGAAACTTCTACACCAATTATAAGATTTGACAAATTGGTAATAAATCCAAGACAAAATACGCTATTATGGAATCAAGCGCTTGGTAGAGAGTTTGGCGATAGGATTAAAGTAAAGGTTGTTAATCCAGATAGTTCAAGTTTTGAAGATGAGTTGTTAATTGAAAGTATACAACACAATGTTTCAGCACTTGCACAATCATGGACATGGACACTAACATTAAGCCCGGCAGGTTCTTCAGCCTGGATCTTAGGACAGGCTAAACTAGGTGAGGGTACAAGATTTGCTTACGCATAGAAAGAGGTAACATTGGCAGGAGCAGGATTTAAGGTTTATGCAACTGGTGATCTAATCACCGCAACAGAGTTTAATACATTTTTACAAGAACAGGTGGTCATGGTATTTGCTGATAGCACAGCCAGAGACGCCGCAGTCACAAGCCCAAGCGAAGGCATGTTTTGTTTTTTGAAAGATACCGATGTACTACAATTTTATTCTGGTAGTGCATGGACCAATTTTATTGGCGACGGTGATATTACAGGCGTAACAGCAGGTGCAGGTTTATCTGGTGGTGGAACTTCTGGTGCAGTAACACTTGATGTTGATATAAATGGACAAACAAATGTAACTGCGGCAACAGGAGATGAAATACTTATAGCAGATGCTTCTGATAGCAATAACATTAAAAAAGTAACAGTACAATCTATCTTAGATCAGGGTGGATTTGCTGATATTGGACTTATAATAGCACTAGGATAAGAGGAGAGAATGGCAAATATATTTAAAAATAACTATGTAGATCTAACTGCTAGTTATGCAGATGCAGTAGCAGCAGCTGATGTAACAGGTACAGGTATTGTTCTTACTGTAAGAGCAACTAATGTTCATGCTTCTAATGATGGAACAGTTACAGTAGAGGTAGTTGATGGAACTTCTGGACAAGCAGAGGTTGCACATGAATTATCAGTTCCTAATGGAACAACTGTAGAAATAGCAGGAACTTCAAAACTTGTATTGGAATCAGGAGATAAGGTACAAGCTAAAGCTGATGCTTCATCAACAATAGAACTATTTGTTTCTTGGCTTCATATAACCTAAGGAGGATCTAATGCCTTATGGTTATACAGGACAAAATTTAATAAACCAAACTGTAAAAAATTCAGGTGTATTTTCTATATCTGATGTAGCTGATTTAGAAAAGCAGGGTAAATTTGGTGGTAGCTTAGAACTTATTGAGGAACAAACTGTAACAAGTGGAGATACAGTAGATTTTACTAATTTAGGTAATTATGATGTGCATTATTTAACCTATGAAAATTTACAAGCTAGTGGAACAACTGAATTACAAATAAGAGTTTCAAATGACGGTGGTAGCACTTTTGAAAGCACAAATTATCAATATGCAATTCAATATATGAATGCAGGTGGTACTTTTTCAGAAGTTAGAAGTACATCTGCTAATAATTTAAGATTAGGAAATAGAGTTGGTAATAATAGAGCAGGTAATGGTTATGTGTATTTGTATAATTTATTAGACAGTTCAAAGTATTCTTTTTGCACATCACAATCAGCTTCACAAGATACAGACGCAGGTGCTAATGGTAGATTTCAATTTGGTGGAAGTGTTTATACAGTTGCAGAAACAATTAATGCAATAAGATGTTTTATTAGTTCTAGTTATGCTTTTAATGATACAGGTTATATAAAACTCTATGGAGTAAAACAGATATGAGTAACCTAAGATTAATTAATGAAACTTCTGGAACTTCAGTTAGTTCTTTATCAATAACAGATATATTTAGTGCAGATTTTGATATATATAAATT